CCTGTAGATTTTCTAAATTGTCCGAAAGCCTAATCTCGGACTTGCCTCGCATGTCTAGCCCAGGCGTATTGACCGCCGCATTGAGCCAATCTTTATTCTCATTCCATAGATTTCTAGCTATGGTGGCTTCGGTGACAAATAGCTGCATATCCCTACCCCTAAGCTTCAAGGTAAACTCGACCTTTTGCCTATGTCCATTTTCTGTCAGGTAATCATTACTAACTATCAGCAAATCCCCTGGGTTGACTATCCGATCATCAAAGCCGTACCCAAACAGCTCTAACTTACCCTGCATCGTTGCAGTAGAGGTCACGCTTACGAAGCCTTGCGGCTGCATTTTCGGTGCGCCCATATTCAGCCCTAACTACTAAATATCCGCGTGTCGCTTCTTGTTTATTGTCTGGACTTGTCCGTACAATAATTGCCAAGTGAGTGGTAGCACTCATTTAACACCGTCAGATAGAAGTTCGGCAAGGGGATTCTGATAACTTTTAGTTATCCGATTCGTTACATTATGTAAAGCTAGAATGAGCGCAATACTCACTAGCTAGGTTTACATAATATGTAGCAGCCCTTACTTTCCTTCGATTCTGACCTTACCAGTCAGGGGCGCATTAAATGAGTTGGACGGTATCAATACAGATATTAGTTTATATGGGAGTGCTGGCCTTCATTTCGGCAGCATGGGGTTATTCAAAAGGTTACAAAGAAGGCCGTGCGTTTCAACGCAAGATTACCCATAAGTATCGCGAGCAGGCGGTGATTACCCGTGGCTCTAAGTAAATCTGCTCAGGGTGTTTTCTGCGATCACTGCAAGATGGAGTATGGCACCTATAACTCCGAATTTAATACATGGTCATTTCGTCCACGCCGCAAAGGTGAAGGCATTATCGACCCACAAGCATACTTGACAGTTGTAAGCGAAATGTCTAAGTCCAATGGCGCCGTGCGCCACTATTGCCGTTACCACCTACAAGAAGCTAGTCGCTGGTCAAATGCCGATGGTGTCTCTATCTGGACTATCGAGGATCAACTGGCTTACGCAAAGCAAATGGAAATGGCGGCCGCCAATGTTTGATTTAGAGAGCTATGAAGATGTCAACAGCCGTATCAAGCGATTTAGAGAAACCCATGTATCCGGTCGAATTGAAACCCAAATCATCGACATCGACATTACAAAGGGTTACATACTCATACAAGCGAGTATCTATCGAGAGCATGAAGATAACGTGCCGTCAGCCATCGATTACGCATTTGAAATCCGTAGTGATCGTGGAGTCAATCGTGACTTCTGGGTGGAAAACGCAGTTACCTCAGCTGTAGGTCGGGCTATCGGTTTGCTTATGCCGTCGGACAAGCGGCCAACTAAGCAAGATATGGAGAAGGTTGAGCGGTTATCGCACGTGCCCGCTCAATCTGATCCGTGGGCTACCTTCTCGGTTTCGACCGAATCAGCCGAATCCGTTGGACAGGTGTTACAGCTTGTATCCGAACAACTGGGCGGCGAGATTGTGGAGTCCACTCCCCTATGTGCCCACGGTCGCATGATCCATAAGTCCGGCACATCATCAAAGACAGGAAAGCCATATGAAGGCTACGTCTGCCCTAGCAAGGTAAAGGCAGACCAATGTGCGGCGGTGTGGCTATAAATGGGCGAATTACAAATCATTCGAGGAAACGTCGCTACGACTATCCATCGAGACGGTAGTCAGACCACTACCCCAGTAAAGAGATGCGATGAGTGCCTGACCGACCAACCCGCGGCCGGTGGAACTAGCACATGGTATTTCGGAGATGAAATCCTATGGATCTGCGCCTCGTGCAGAACACCCAAATAATTCTTGATTACGCGCAAGAATGTGATGCGGCGGGTGTGGCTTTAGCTCGAATCCTCGAGATTAAAGCTACTCCCCTGCATGACCAACGCTGGAATCAATCGGTGAACTTTCACGAAATGATTGCAGAGTGCGCGGAATCGGTAGGCGCTGAGATAGCCGTAGCCCAGTATTTTGGAATTAAAGGCTTTAAGCCGACCATCAACACCTTTAAGCAGGAAGCCGATGTGATGGCTCGCCTTGAGGTCAAATGGACTAAACACAGCGCTGGGCATTTGATTATTAACGCCACGGATAGGCCAGATGACGTAGCGATGTTGGTAACGGGTAAATCACCGGTCTATCAGCTCGTGGGTTGGATCCCTATCAAGATGGCTCGTCATGAGCTATTTAGGCATGAATCTCAGGATAACTACTGGGTACCTCAGGGCAAGCTCTATCCGCCCGAAATCTTAAGGAATCGTGTCAATGGTAATCCTCAAAACTGATTGTCGGATTTGCAAGAAAAAGACCAACCATAAAAAGATGGACGAATTTGAGAATTTGCCGGCCTACGTGGTCGCTCTTATGTGTCAGGGCTGCGGCGTTATGGGTATCGTCTTATTGGAAGATACAAAGGAAGTCGATTGTGAGTAGCTGCGACACGCCCAAAATCACGCTCAATCTTCGGAAATGCAGACCCCAGTCGGTACGCTTCGTAGCCTCGGAGCGAGCCGGTGTGCCGGATAGCGAGAGCCGAGTCACGGAGCTAATGCTCGAGCTATGTTTAGTAATAGCAGCATCACTACTACCACTATCTACGGCATCAGCAGATACGTTGGGTGAGCAAAAAGAATTATATAAAGTCTATGCTCATACTCAACTACTCAATGATAAGCAGTATCAATGCTTAGACAGATTATGGGATCGTGAGTCACGGTGGGATCCAACAGCTCGTAACAGTAAGTCAACAGCCTATGGGATACCACAGATACTAGGCATGAAAGAGACCAACCCCTTTAAGCAGATAGACCTGGGGTTGAAGTACATACACACACGTTGGCACACACCATGTAATGCATATATACATCATATGAAGGTAGGCACCTACTGATGTCAACTACTAAAGATAATCCAAGATCATCAGGTGAATGGAAGAAGATACGACTACGCATACTTAGTCGAGATCAATACACTTGTTATTATTGTGGCGATGAAGCCAATCAGGTTGATCACATCATTCCAATCAAAGATGAACCATCGATGGCATTTGATGAATCTAATTTGGTTTCAGCTTGTCGACGTTGCAACCTTGCGAAAGGCAGTCGCTCTATGGCGGTTTTTTTTGAGCGTAGTTCCACCCCCCCTGTTCTCAAGACTTCTTTCTCCCCGCAGACCGTGGGAACCGTCCTAGATAGCCCCATGTCAGGGCACTCAAGGCCGTCTCAGCCATGACTACAACCGAAGCTAAACCGCGACTATATGGGGATTTGAAACCGCGGCTACACAGCCCATTTTGGACGGGCAAAACTCGAGGTGCAGAAGTTGCTGATCTAGCCAAGAAAATTAACAAGCCTTTACTGCCGTGGCAGGAGCTTGTGATGAACGATATGTGCGCGGTGGACGACGAAGGCCGCTTCGTGCGTAAGTCAAACCTTCTTCTCACGGCTAGGCAGTCCGGTAAAAGCCACGTAGCTCGTATGCGAGCGCTGGCTGGCCTGTTTCTCTTTGATGAGGCCAATATTTTGATTATGTCCTCAAAGATGAAGATGTCGATGAAAAGTTTTGAAATGATGGTGCAAATCATCGAGGATAACGAATTCCTGCGATGTCAGCTCAAGGGTGGCGATGTGGCTAAAGGTGTGCGCCGGGCTAATGGATCCGAACGCATTTTGCTCGAGAACGGCCACATGATCGAAGTGGCAGCCGCTACAGCTGACGGCGTTCGTGGATTTACAGCTGACTTTCTATGGCTGGACGAATTGGGTAACGTCACAACCGACGCTATGGACGCGGCTAAGTCGGTGACGCTGGCACGGCCTAATTCTCAGCGGCTCTATACCTCAAATGCCGGCAACGCAGAAAGCAAGGTGCTCAATACCATGCGCGAAAAAGCGCAGTACAAGCCGCCTAAGTCATTTGGCTATTACGAGTACAGCGCTCCGGAGAATTGCGACGTAATGGATCGCACCGGTTGGGCTGCGGCCAACCCGTCGCTCGGTTATCTCATCGATGAGGATTCAATTGAGGAAACGATTGCCACCTCAGACATCAACGCCGTCCGGCGCGAAACCCTATGCCAGTTCGTGACCGGTGGCGTAGCTAGTCCGTGGACTCCCGGATCATGGGAAGCAGCCGTTGACCCGAACCTTGTCATGGAACCCGGCGCTATCACGATGTTCGCTTTCGACGTCGATCCACATACGAAGAAAAGCGCCTCGCTCGTTGCCGGTCAGCTGCGCGATGACTTGTCAATAGCGCTATCCCTAGTCATGATTTGGGAAGATCCTGTAGCCGTCGATGAATTGCAGATTGCTAAGGACATCATGGAGTATTGCATCACGTGGCAGCCTCGACTTGTCCTGCACGATAAGTTCGTGACCAGCGCTATCGCCCATCGACTTAAAATGTCCGGCATAGCCGTTGAGGATTGCTCTCAAAATGCTTTCTATCAGGCCTGTGCCTCGTTTAAGGAAGCGATGGATAACAAGCGTTTAGTCCATATGGGTCAGCCCAACCTTGATGCCCAGATGGATAACGTGGCTCCGAAATGGAATGACAACGGCTGGCGAATCGTCCGGCGCAGCTCTTTAGGATCCGTGACCGCCCCTATCGGGCTGGCGATGATTGTGGCCGAGCTTTCCAAGCCTCAGTCATACCCTAGAGTCTTTATTTAGACACGCGCTTCAATAATGTCTAAAGACTAGACAAAACCCTAGAATAAGTCTATGGGATTACTTGAGACTTTAGGCTTACGCGCAAAAGCTGCTCCAACCAACCCCACAATATTAGCTCAATTAAATCCACCCGTTATGGACGCACCATTTGGTACATATTGGGGTGCAGGTTCATATGGTGGATATAACAATTACGCGAATTCAATTTTGCGCCAAGATGCTGCAAGCGTTCCGGCTATTGCGCGTTGTCGTAATTTAATTGCTGGAACTATTGCATCAATTCCGCTTGAAACTTATTTGACGTCAACCGGTGAAGAAATCCCTAACCTGCCGTGGGTCGATCAACTTGATAAGCGTCAGCCAATGGAAGTCACGTTAGCGTGGATTGTAGATTCACTCTTTTACTATGGAGTTGCTTACTTAAGAGTAGAAGAAGTGTATAAAGATGATAATCGTCCAGCACGATTCTCATGGGTGCAAAACGATCGTGTAACCGTTAAATACACATTCGATAATTCAACCGTTGATTATTACATGGTCAACAATATCCGCGTTCCAGATTCAGGAGTCGGTTCCCTTGTCACGTTTCAGGCTTTCGATCAAGGATTATTGCTGCGTCAACCAACAACTATTCGCGCCGCTATCGACATCGAAAAAGCTGCTGCTATTGCAGCTCAAACTCCAATGGGTTCTGGTTATATTAAAAATACAGGTGCGGATTTACCGGATCAACAGGTTCAAGGAATTCTCAACAGTTGGAAAACGGCTAGACAGAGTAAAGCGACTGCGTATCTTACATCGACGTTAGAATTTAATCCTATTTCATTTGCACCAAAAGATATGATGTATAACGAGGCTAAAGCGTATTTAGCACTTGATTTAGCCCGTGCTTGTAACGTACCTGCAAACATGATTGACGCAGAAATGATTCGCACCAACACATATCAAAACGTATTGGATCAGCGTAAAGAATTTGCCGCTTACACATTGATGCCGTTTATTAACGCTATCCAATCTCGTTTATCAATGGACGATTTATTGCCACGCGGTCAGAAAGTTCGTTTTGCAGTTGATGAAACATTTTTGCGCGTTGATCCAACTGCACGCCTTGCCGTAACAGCGCAGTTACTTGAATTGGGGCTTATCGATCTCAACCAAGCTAAAGAGATGGAAGGCCTAACACCCGAAGGAAGTGGAGAAGTAGATGATTCTGAACTTTAGTAGCGAGATTGAAGCAGCTGACGTTGAACGCCGCATTATTGCTGGCATCGTCGTACCGTTTAATAAAGTCGGTTATACCTCAGTCGGCCCAGTCGTTTTTGAATCGGGTTCAATCAAAATTGAAGATACAGCCAAAATCAAATTACTTGCGCAGCATGATCCAACTAACCCAATCGGTCGCGCTCAATCCTTTCAAACCAGCGAACAGCAAATTACCGGCACATTTAAGGTATCCAGTTCTGCTACCGGACAAGATTTTCTCATTCGCGCTAGTGAAGGCCTTATCGCTTCACTTTCTATTGGCGTCGAAGTAATCGCATCAAAGCCGTCAAAGGACGGAACTCTTTACGTACAAAGCGCTGTAATGCGCGAAGTTTCTTTAGTCGAATCACCTGCGTTTTCGGACGCAGTCGTAACTAAAGTCGCAGCTTCCGAAGGTGAAGTTGCAGAAGATAACCAACCAACAGAAAGCGAGTCCGACGTGACTACTGCTCCAATCGAAGAAACACCTGTTGAGGCAACAGAGGAAGCTCCAGTAGTTGAAGCCGCCGCCGCTCGCCCAACAATTAAAGCAACACAGCCTTACATCACTTCCAGCGTCCGTTCCCCTATTACATCTATGGGTTCATATGCACTCCACACAATCAAGGCCAAATTAGGCGATGAAGATTCTGCGCTCTACGTTCGTGCAGCAGCAGATTCAACTTCAACTAACCCAGCGTTCAACCCAACTCAGTACCTTTCAACTTTCGTATCTAACACAAACTTTGGTCGCGCAGCGATTGACGCTTGTACTAAGGCAACACTTCCTGCCGCTGGTTTTACAATCAACGTGCCATCACTCATCACTCCGTCACAGACAGCGCCAACAGTTGCAGCTGCAACAGAAGGCGGCACAATCAGCAATACCGGAATGACATCGGCTTATCAGAGCTATACCGTATCGAAGTACGCTGGCCAGCAAACCGTCAGTTTGGAATTAATTGACAGATCTGACCCCATCTTTATGGACGCCTTGATGCAGCAGCTCGAAAGAGCTTATTTGAAGGCTACAGATGCAGCAGTTATCCAAGCATTTATCGATAACGGCACAGCAGCTACAGCTACAGCTAACACAGCAGCCGGACTTATCTCATTCCTTTCAACAGAGTCAGCAGCCGCATACGCAGGTACAAGCTACTTTGCTAAGAATGTCGTAATAGGTTCAGGTACATGGGCAGCAGCTATGGGTTATACCGATAGCACCGGGAGACCAATTTTCAATACCACAATTCCGGGATCAAGCGGATACAACGCAGCTGGACAAATCGGCAGCACAACACTTCGCGGTAATTTGCTCGGACTCGACAGCTACGTAGATGTTTACGCAGCTTCAACAGCCGGCGCAGATAACTCAGCGTTCATTATTGCTCCTGAAGCAGTAACAATTTATGAAAGCGCTACAGCGATGTTCTCCGTCAACATCGTAAACACAGGTCAGGTCAATCTGGCTATCTATGGATACATGGCTCCTGCGATCTTGCAGGCTAAGGGTGTCCGTAAGTACAAGACAGCGTAATCACCTCGGGACGCTCCCTGTCGTTCACAGCCCTTAACGACAGGGAGTCTTAGGTAAGGAGAAGGTAATGGCAGCGACATACGTAACAGCGGCAGAGCTGAGGACTAACCTCGGTATTGGTTCGCTTTACTCTGATTCAATCGTTGAAGAAGTCTGCCAAACCGCTCAGGATTTACTCGATCAATTCCTTTGGTACGACTCTTATCCGGTTGTCGGTGCTGCTCTTTACAATAACACCGGCATGGTCATGATTTCGGCGCCTGTCTCATTCGTAACAGGTCAGACCATAACCTTGAGTGGGTGCGGCTCAACTTACAACGGTTCCCGCACCATTACCGGTACTTATCCGTTTACCAATGGATCCGTAACAATCCCCTATTACATCAATTTTCCGTATAACTACTTTACGTTTCCTCGTGGATTCTCTTTAATTCAATTTGCCCTTACTGGAGCTAATGACAATTACCATCAAGTCGTTCCCTACGGCAAAGCTCTAGGCGTCGATACAAAGACAACTACATACGCTTCTACGCCAGCCGTGCGCGAGGCCGCCATGATTCTTGCAGTACAGATTTGGCAATCCCGTCAGGTGCCCAACGGCGGCGGCATGGATCTCGCTATGGGGCCAGCGCCTTTCCAAATTGGTAACAGCCTTATGGCTCGCGTTCGTTCGCTTATCGCGCCTTATCAATCACCACGAAGCATGGTCGGGTAATGGCTACCGCATCGATTACTACTTTAAGAAGTGACTTAGCCGCAGCCCTAGCCAATCCAAGCGTCTGGTCTACTTTTTCATTCCCGCCATCAACCCCTATTGCTAACAGCGTCATTATTTCACCCGATGATCCCTATATCGTGCCTTCAAATAATACGCAGATTCAAATTAATCCTCGAGCTAATTTTAAGATTACCTGCCTAATCCCGGCTCTCGATAATCAAGGCAATTTAGCCGGTATTGAGTCAACCGTCACAGCTGTATTTACGCTGCTCGCGAATTCAGGTATCACGATGGTAGCCAATCAAGTTTCCGCACCAACCATTTTAAGCCTTCCAAATCTGGATTTACTGGCCGCGGATATATCAATCACCATACTAACAAGTTGGAGTTAAAGAATGACAGACGAACAAATCATGTGGGAGTGGTTGATAAAAGTCGGCCAAGTACCCGAAGGATCTAAACCACCAGCACCATCGACAATCGCAGATAAGGAAGTTAAATAACAATGGCAATTTATCTAAATAATAACGTAGGAGTTAAATTGGCTACTGCCGCAGCTCCTACTGCACCTTCAATCGACATCACCTCATACGTGACTGCCGTTACCCTGACTCAGCAATTTGAAGAACTAGATGTGACCTCAATGGGTCAGTCTTATCGCGCTTTCGTTAAAGGCCTTGAGACAGCACAGCTTCAAATTAGCTTCCTCAATGACTGGGCAGCATCTCAAGTGATGACCACGCTTAATTCGGCATATGGTCTAACTCTTGCAGTCTCCATGATTACCGTTAAGGGAACAGCCGTAAGCGCGACAAACCCTTCATATCAGTTCAATGTGTTGGTCAATAACCTCACACCGGTTGGCACAGGCGGCGTCGGAGACGAAGCCAGTTCCAGCATCACATTCACTATCAACTCACAAGTAACAGTATCCACAACAGTAGCGTTCTAAGGGGCAGAAAATGGCATCATTAAAGATAACTAGGGCTGGCGGGAAGATGAGCGTACATCGCATATCTCCTTCTCTTGAATATGCCTTTGAGCAGGAATTCAAAGGCGGAATCGCCAAGATTTTGCGCGACGGGGAACGTCAATCAGATGTTTATTGGTTGGCACACAAAGCGTTGCTCAAGTCTGGCGAAACCGTTTCTTTGAACTTTATGGAGTTTCTTGACGAACTCGATACCGTTGAAATTATCGATGACGAAAAAAATGGATAACGCGCGACTCCTTCACGTATTTAATAGCTCAGTTGGCTATTGAGACAGGAATCGCGCCGCAGTATTTGATAGACGCTGATACAGAGATGATTGAAGCGATGATTATGGTGTTCAAGGATCGAGCGAAAGAGGCGCAACGTGCCAGTAGAAGTAAAAGGCGTTAAGGAACTTCACGCTGCGCTCAATCGTTTTGACCCTGATTTGAAAAAAGAATGGGATAAACAAATGAGAGCGGCGATGCTTCCTATTCGCGACGCTGCTCGAGGATTCGTACCTGATACACCTGTTGGATTGCGCGGTTGGACTCATAGGCGTAAATTCGCCACTACTGGCTCCTACAGACCATTTCCTCGATTTAGTGCGGCAAAGGTACGCGCCGGCATTATTTATCGTGCAGGGGCTAACACAGCCAATAAGAATGGGTTTCAATCTTTATTTTATGTAGCCAACACTTCTCCCGCCGGTGCAATCTATGAAACAGCCGGCCGTAAAAGTCCATTTGGTCAACCGTGGGTCGGCCCTGTTCCCGGCGGCGGTGGCGATCACGACTATAGCCACAGCTCAAATCCTGACGCCGGTACCCATTTCGTGCGGTCTATGCCGCCGCTCTATGGCAAAGATAAACAGCGTGGGCGCCTCATTTACAAAGCGTGGGAAAAGGATCAAGGCAAGGCTCAAGACGCAGCTATCAAAGCTATTCAAAATGCTTGTGATGCCTTTAACCGTTTAGGTCAATCGAGCTACGGACTGGCCGCGTAATGCCAAATCTAATAGTCAGCGCTACTACCGAATGGAACGGTAAAGCCTTAAAACAAGGATCTAAAGATATTTCCAGTTTTGAAAAAGGCGTATCAAAATTAGGCAAAACTTTAGCTGCCGTTTTTGCGACTGACAAACTCGTACAATTTGGCAAAGACTCTATTAAGGTATTTTTAGCTAATGAGGCCTCAGCCGTCAAACTTTCAAAGGCTGTTGATAATTTAGGTTTATCATTTTCTAACCCTGAAATTGCAAAGTTCGTATCAAAACTATCAGAACAATCTGGAATCGTACAAAATGATTTGCGTCCAGCGCTTCAAAGCCTACTTACAACTACCGGCGATGTTACAAAGTCACAAACGCTTTTGCAAAATGCCATCGATATATCTCGGGGTTCTACCGTTGATTTATCAACCGTTGCTTACGATTTATCTCAAGCTTACGTAGGAAACTACAAAGGATTGAAGAAATATGAATTAGGTCTTACTAATGCTCAGATGAAAACAGCCGGATTTACGGGAATCATGGAAGCCCTAAATAAACAATTTTCAGGCGCTTCCGCTGCATATTTGGATACCTATGCTGGCAAAATGGATATATTAAAAACCGCAGCCGATGAAGCAAAAACCACCATTGGACAAGGCCTTGTAGACGCTTTAGTGGCTTTAGGCGGTCAAAAAGGGAATGTTGAAGGTATAGCCAATGTGATGAAAAATGGCGCTCAATGGACTGCTGACTTTACAACTGGCGTTGGATTTTTAATAAATAAATTGATTACGCTAGGTGGGATTATTCCGCAAGATATGAAATTTAGCGACACTTTGGGAGCCAAATTATTGGGCATGAGTCCAATAGCGTTAATTGCAAAATTGGGTAAATCAAAACGAACTACACCAACAACAGGCTATGGATCTAGTACCGGCACAATGGCCGATTACGCTTATTCTCAAAAACAAAAACAAGATGCAGCTGCAAAAATTAAAGCTGACGCCAAAAATCTTGCTATTCAAAAGTCATTAAACGTAGTCAATCAAAAGAATTTAGCAGCTCAGAAACAAAGCGCCCTTACTGCAAAGCAGCAATTACTATTTAATCAAAACGCAATCAGCGAAGTAGCCGCTCTCAAGGGCAAACTCAGCGATGAGGAGCGTAAAAAGGTTGAGCTAATGCTGGCGCTCGAAGTTGGCAATACGGATCAGGCAGCTATCCTCAGCCAACAGGTAGCCCAGGCTTATGATCAGACAGGTCAATTAGCCGCTTACCTTCGCGATTTGCCGGACGCAGCTAACCCATTTGCTTATTGGGATATGTACCTCAACGGCATAGCTGCAAAGGTCAATTCAATCACCGCTCCGGGCACAGTATTAGGCGGCATCAACATAGGCGGTCAAAGCAGCGGTGGTGGATCAACTACCACCACAATCCCTACTCCAGTCGTTCCAGCTGCAACTTCACCTATGGATCTTGTAACCCTTGCTAATCAAGGCGCCGGAGCTTCTGGTGGATTTTCATCTCGCGTAGCTGACGCTATGGCGGCAGCGGGTAACGTCGGAGCCGGTGGCGGCAATCAAAGCATTACTTTGACTATTACGGGCGGCGACGCATTGACCAACGCAATCGCTGACAGCTTGCAAAACAGTTCATTATCCACAGGGAACGCGGCTTACATCAATCGCCGTACTGGGGGTTTTGAGTAATGGCTCTACCTGCTCAGATTTCGGTTTCGTTCGACTTTAGCTCCGGTGCGACTTTTGGAATTCCATTTACTATCGGTGACTCTAAAAACGGTATTTTGGGCACTTCTACTTTAGGTGGGGCAATCACTCCCCTGCCTACCGTTGACCTCACATCGGTTACTTACTCCATTCAAATCATTCGGGGTCGTAATATCCTAAAGGATCAATATGACGCGGGAACTTGCACAGTCAGGGTTTTAGATCCACAAGGTAATTTCAATCCCCAAAATCCTTCATCGCCTTATTACCCGTATTTGACTCCCCTACGTAAAGTGCGCGTAGCTGCGACTACTGCCACAACTCAAAAGTTCCTTTTTAGCGGTTATGTAACAGATTACCAATATCACTTTCCTGAGAATCAACAGACCGCCTATGTCGACCTCAAATGCGTCGATGGTTATCGATTATTTCAAATGTCTAACGTGGCCACAGTTACCGGTGGCACAGCCGGACAAACGACCGGCGCTCGCATTAACGCCATTTTGGACACTATCGGGTGGCCTAACTCGATGAGGACAATTAGCACCGGTCAGAACACCTGCATGGCTGACCCGGGGACTACGCGTACATCGTTGGCAGCTCTTAAAAACGTAGAGTTTTCCGAAGGCATGGGCGCTTTCTATATGAACGGTGCCGGCACAGCTATTTACAAGGATCGCACGTCCGTTATCAGCTCGCTGGCGGCTTCTACAACTGCTTTCAATCAGACCGGCGGTATCCCTTACAGCTCGGTTAAATATGCCTTCGATGACAAGCTCATTATCAATTCCGTGACTTTTTCTAAAATAGGCGGCACGGTTCAAAATATCTATAAGCAATCTTCTATCGATACCTATTTTCCGCATAGCCTCAATCAAGACAGTCTCGTGTGCGAGACAGATGCCATCGTTAATAACGTAGCCCGTGAGTACGTGGCGACTCGAGCTGATACGACAATCCGCATCGATCAGATGCTCATTGATTTACTCAATACGTCAGTACCGACTGACACAATCTTAAATCTGGATTATTTCAATAATCTGCTGATTACCAATACAACTCCACAAGGATCCACAATTACTAAGAATTTGCAATATCAAGGAATCCAATGGGATATAGCGCCTAACCGTTTTGACGCGACCATTACGACCCTTGAGCCTATTGCAGACGGATTTATTATCGGCAGTGCGTATTACGGCGTACTGGGAACTAACACATTGAGCTACTAGGAGACAATCATGGCAACTGGATTACCCGCGGCAACAGGCGATATTTTAACGGCCGCCACCGTCAACGGACTTATCACCTTTACGGTTGGTTCGGATCAGACAGCTGACTACACGGCGGTATTGACCGACCAATATCAGGTGTGTGTGCCTATGAACAAGGCAACAGCAGTAGCCTTCAAAATCCCTACCAACGCCTCAGTAGCGTTCCCAGTAGGCACAGCCATCACAATCCTTAACAAGGGCGCAGGGCTTTGCACAATCTCAGCTACTACCTCAGGTACTACCACAGTCCTATCAGCAGGTGCGGTAGCAGCTTCTCCTACTTTGGCTCAATACAAGACAGCCGTCTGCATTAAAACTGCTACTGATATTTGGTACGTTGTAGGTGGCGTTGCATAATGATAGGCGCAATTACAGCTGGGCTATTTAGTACAGGGGTGGCAGCTTCGACGAACTCTTATGAGTCCATCGCGACTACGGTCGTAGGTTCAGGCGGCACTAGCACAATAACTTTCTCGTCAATTCCTAGCACCTATAAGCATTTACAGATTCGTTATTTTGCTCAAACTAATAGAGGAACTTACGGCGTAGATTCTTCGTTAGTTAGAGTAGGAGCATCTTCAGCTGATACTGGCGCTAACTACAGCCGTCATAATCTTTATGGCGATGGTTCTGCGGCTTACGCTGGTGGTACTGCCTCAGCAACTTCATGGACTGGGGTCAACGATTTTGGTACTTCTACAGGTGGGATATTTGGCGTAGGTATTTTTGATATTTTGGATTATCAAAATACTAATAAAAATAAGACAATGCGTGAATTATCAGGTGTTGATCATAACGGCGCTGTAGGTGGATTTCAGACTGGCACAGTAACCCTTAATTCTGGCGGCTGGTACAGCACTACTGCTATTGGCTATATCGAAATTAAATCACAAACTGGGAACAGTTTTACACAATACTCATCATTCGCGCTCTACGGAATTAAGGGGTAATCATGGCAGCAGGATCAACTTATACCCCGATAGCAACCACTACAGTATCGGGCATTTTAACCACAGTAGTAACATTTAATTCAATTAGCGGCTCATACACAGATCTTGTACTTGTCGCTAGTGGTAAAAATGGAGTGGCAACCGAGAACCTAGAATTGCAAATAAACAATGATACGGGTGCTAACTATAGCCGTACAGTTTTGAGCGGTAATGGAACATCTGCTACATCTTCTAGAGCCACAGGGCAGACTAAAATACGTCTTGACGTAACCGCTTATTGGGATACTACAAACATTTCTAACGACGTTATCCAGTTTCTCAATTACTCAAATACCACGACATATAAGACAGTTCTATGTAGAGCCAATAACGCTGGAATAGGTACAGATGCAACTGTCGGCTTATGGCGTTCTACCGCAGCTATTATTCGTTTAGACCTTTATCCAACAATAGCGTCTGGCGATTACTTTGCAGCGGGATCTACTTTTACCCTATACGGAATCGCGGCGGCATAATGGCTAATACATACACTTTAATTTCATCTACAAATTTAAGCAGTGCTGCGACAAGCATCAGTTTTTCTTCAATCCCTAGCACCTATACAGACCTGCAATTAGTAGTAAGTGCAAGAGGAACTACGACGTTGGCTAACGGCGGATATGTATATCTTTTCTATCCTAATGGGGCAACTACCAACCTAACGTCTCGATATATCTTAGGCACAGGGTCAGCAGCTTCTAGCGTGACTGATACCGCGCCTTTTGTGTACATGACTCCTAGCGACTATACGGCTAATACTTTTGGTACATCTTCAATTTATATGCCCAATTACGCAGGCTCAACAAACAAATCATTCTCTATTGAGTCGGCTATGGAAAATAATGCTACAGCTGCACAAATGAATATTTTTGCTGCACTATGGTCACAGACAACGGCTATCTCATCGTTAACAATAACTGCCGCAGGTGGCAGTTTTGCAATAAATACAACCGCCTATCTATATGGAGTCAATAATGCCTAATCCAACACGAATCGAAATCAACTGCGAGACAGGCGTGGAGTCAGTCATTGAACTTACCGACGCTGAGGTTGCTCAACTCGAGAAGGATCGAGTAGCAGCAGAGCAAAAAAAGAAAGCCGAAGATGCAGCTGCCGCTGCTCTTGAGGAACAGAAACTCGCGGTGCTTAAGAAGCTAGGCCTTACCGCAGACGAAGTAGCCGCGCTCCTTTCATGACTGTCTCACAAAACGGCTGGCCAGCCTCAGCAAATCGCGCAGACATTAACATTAAGTCCTACGCCGTACCCGGGTGCAAAACTGTAATCGCCTGCGCTGACAAAGCTGCGCCGCTCATCGTGGCTTTCATGGCTGAATTCCATAAGCTGATTGAACCCATTGATGAAGGCCAGTTAGATGACTGGGGTTATCACTTTGCGCTGATTCCCGGATCACAGGATTACAGCAATCATTCCTCGGGCACGGCCATCGACATCAACGCCACTAGACACCCGTGGGGCAAAATTGGAACTTTTGAGCCGGGCAAGGTACCCATGATTCAAGCGCTCGTCAAGAAATATGGCCTGCGCTGGGGTGGGGATTACCACGGGAAAAAAGATGAGATGCACTATGAGGTCATTCTTACGCCCGAACAAGCTAAGAATCTAATAACTAAACTAGGGCTAGAAGCGAGTCACGTATGAATAAAGCACTGATAGCAAGCTGGGGGCGTTCATTCCTTGCGGCTGTATTAACTCTAGTCATGGCAGGTCAGGTCGATCCTAAGACTTTAGCTATGGGCGGCGCAGCTGCCGTAATTCCTGTAATCCTTCGTTGGCTTAATCCCAATGATTCAGCGTTCGGCGTTCAGGGGAAGTAATGTCGCAACAGATGCTAGTAACAGGGGTGGCTATCGTCACCCTTGCTACTGCATTTGCCGGCGGCGTCCGCTTTTTAGTAAAGCATTACCTTAGTGAACTCAAGCAAGATGGAAACGGAGGCCATAATCTCAGGGGCCGCGTGGATCGCATTGAAGTTCGAGTCGACGAGATTTATCGACTGCTATTGGAGCGGAACGGCTGACGGCTTACCTCTTGTAAATCTTTG